AACTGCGGTTTGTGCGACTGTACGTAGCGCACGAATACCGCTTGCATAAAACCACTTTTTATTTAATATGTTTTCCATATCATACCTCCAATTATTTATATTGCCATGTGTATCCCCCAGCTGTCTTTCTTTTTCCATTACAGCAGCTTGCTATATGGTTAATCCCTGTCAATCTCATAGCTTCTTGCGTACTAATATATTCTCTTATTAAATTTCCGTTTTTATCAAATTGTTTCACTGGCTTACATAGAGTTGAACGCCTTAGCTTTTCCTTGGTTTGCTCGTCTAATTTTCTACCAAGCATAAGAGTATTTCCTAGCATTCTTTCTGAATAAAACTCTTTTCTTTCGCCTTCTGTCATTTTTATTTTTTTAGGTTTCTGTTTGCTTTGTAATTCAACATCCGCGTACACAAACTCGTACTCACCTATTCTATTATAGCCATATTCTTTTCTACAACAGGCAGCTATGTGCTTTGATGATATTCCTAATTCCTGAGCCGCTTGTACTTGAGAATCGAATTCTAACCTATCACCGTTTTTAGCAATAGCTATTACGGCTGTCTTTCTACTCTCTTGCGCTTTTTTCAAATTTTCAGGGTGATGGCGCATTCGGCCTTGTTTGGTACTATGTTGCATATTCCCTTTGTATGTTGTCCATTCTAAATTCGGAGCCACATTGTTACTAGGGTTATTATCGATATGATTCACAATGTCATTGCCGTCTTTTTTTTCGCAAAAAGCAATAGCAACTATTCTGTGAACTAAATGCCATTTTGTAATGCCATTTTTACTTAAATGTACTCTACAATATCCGCGCTTATTTGCGCTTTCTGTTTTTAATATTCTTTCTTTGTACGTGCGCCCATAGGAGTCGCTGTGATTCAGTCTTTTAATTTTCCCTAAATTACTAACTTGATAAAACCCCTCGTAATCAACAACATCTTTCCATACTTCTTTCATCACTATATACCCCCATAAATGTATTGTTATGGAATTATTATATCATGAAATAAAGTGTTTTACAAGTTTTTATCGCTCTTATTCCTGCGGCTTTTAGCCATTCTTTTTGTACGTTTTTAAAAGTCATGGTTAATCATCCTTTCTTTGTGGTAATTTATGTATCTTGTCAACTAGCTCTGTAATTACGCCATTACCGCCTAAATTGTGGTACTGTGTATACATCTCCTCGACATTTTCAAGGGCGTAAATCGGTATAAAGCCTTTCTCTGAGTAGTTATTATAGGCTTGTATGATTCTGTCCCTTAAAAGGGCTTGTATGCCTAGTTTGAGTGCGTCTTGTTCCGTGTGTGCTTGTTTTATTTTTTTGCCTAGACTATTTAGTTTTGCACCTAGGATTAAAGAGATTCCACTAAAAATTAGCCCGATTGCATTTTTGATTATAAGTTCTTGCATGTCTCACCTCATTCTATGTATTAAAAGAGAGACCTCAAAGAGATCTCTCTATATCTTTTGTTACGACACAATTTCTTCCTATTGTTCAACTAAACTGTTACAACTGTGCCGATATTACTTACCTGTGTAACAGGCGTTTTTATTTGATAACCCGCTGTTTTCATGTTTCTTGCTATATTTCCAATCATTATAATGTCGCTAACGGTTTTAGTAGGATCGTTAGTAAACCAAACTCCATGAGATGCCTTGCCAGTCCCTGTATTTCTAAAAACGTTATTTGATATTGCACTTGCGTGTAATCCACCGTTTATTTGTATGCAAGGATAAAGATTTTCGCCATTCCCTGACGCATCATAAAAATGATTGCCTTGTACATTGATGCCAGTTTGTGTGCCTGTTGTTTTTATTGGTATAGTTTTTGTAGCTCTAAATTGATTCGATGAAATAATATGATTGTCACCTTTCATAGTTATATCGGTTTCATTAAGCATAAATACGTTCGATGATATATTGTTATTTAATGGTACTAATACGCTTTCATATTCTATAGCACTTGTTAACTCTGCAAATTCACACCCACTAATGATATTCATTAAATTTAACCCCATTATACCAACACCTGCATTTATAAAACGACAACCAATAATTCTAAATTTGTCTAATCGCCCCTTAATACAGTAAGGATTATCTATAAAAGAACAACCAATTAAACCGTTTTGCCACGATGTTCCAACCTCGTCACACAAAACCCCTATTTCCGAGTTATGTGCTATAATCGCATTTGTCCATGTGAAATGATTAGCTTGATAAATATCAGCTCCTATACGGTTTCCCCAAAGTGTGGTATTTGATAGATAAAAATGTTCATGTCGTTGTTTAATGCCAATGTCGTTATACGCAACCCATGAATTAACAATTTTTACGCTTCCAGGCGTTGTGCAATAAATACCAACATCACCATTTATTATAATGCAATTATCTATAACTGATTTATGCCATGTGTAAGTGTTTTTTCTCCCTAATGTATCTTCGATATGTATTAAGTCGAATGGTTGGTCATTGCCATCTAAAGTAATATTATATAAATTAAAATTATCTATAGTAGATTCGCTCTTATAGTTAATTAAATGATTTATTGCTCCTATGACGAGTTTTAGTGTTGTCCTTCCTGTGCCTTGTAACGTAATATTGTTTCTAGGTATTAAGCCTTGGCAATAATATGTTGCATTATTAAATTGAACTGTTCCACCTCCAAGATTAGCCACATAATCAATCGCTTGTTGTATACCTATTGATTGATCTGCGGTGATACTTGTATTTAACACACCAAAGTCAGATACATTTACTATATGATTTATTTTCTTCATATTTTCTGCCAATTGCGTCTTAACTTCTGTCAAATCTTCCGCATATTCTTGCTCTAAATTATTAAATTTTTCTTCTACTGCTGTTTCCACAATGTTAGCTTGTACTTGTTCCTTAGCACTATTTACGATTAGTTGAAATTCGTCTATGTAAGCCTTAGCTTCGCGGGTAAGAGTTGTCCAGTCATGTATCATCACTTCAGTTGCGACTTTTGTTTCTAAACCACTCTCAATCTCAAACTCTAATTTTTGCTGAGCATAAGTCTTACCATCTGCTGTTTTTACAGGTAGCTGTAACCTCGCAATCCCAGCATGATTACCTTCATTTTCTTTCAGTATGTACTTAAAAACGTTACCCTCACGAGTGACATCTGAGTTCTGAAAAAACGACCTATCTTGCATATACAGAAGCATTTCGGCGGACGAACCTAATAAATCTGTGTCGGTCATATCTGTTACGGTAACCCTAATCATCACGCTATCTAAGTCATTTGTAAAAATCTTTGGCCTTGTAGTTTGCTTTTGAGGATTAATCGATTTTAGGGCAATATTAAAATCTAGGTACTTCATATTATCACCTACCTTTCTAGCTGGTTAATCTTGTCCCTCATAGTCTGCCTGTCTCTATGCAGTGCTTCGAGATTGTAAGGCACTTCTTTCCCTGCAAGTTGATATTCGTAGCACTTGATAATCATGTAATCGGATTTTTCAAGTTGAGATTTTGCGTTTAAAATATCCCGCTCTTTCGATTCGTCTTGTTTAGTTTTCCACGTAATCTTAGACATTCTCAAACAACTCCTTTTCGCTTTCACCATAAAACCTAACCACTGTAACATTTACGATATCGCCAACTTTTTCGGCACTTACAACTGGATTTACTGGCAAGATGTCGGCTATTATACTATCGGTGCAACCTTCTTGTAACCCTGTAAAGTCAAACGTTTCCGTCTTATCCCCTATTTCTACAGTTAATACATCGCAGTTAATTTCATAATTTGATTTGAAATTACTTCGTTGTGGCGTTTCTATCAGGTTTATCATTATTTCCACCTCCCAATTGCTACGGCGTTAATGTGAGTAGAATCTCCGCTCGTAAATGTATCGCCGTACCCCGCAAATGCCCGTATTGATAAAGCAATGTTTGAGTCTGAAAGTACATTAATAACTGCCCTTCTGTGTTTCAAAAATCCGTCTGCAACATCCGCTGATACAGCAAATGTCGCTATGTTACTATCTATAAAAGATGCAGGATATGTCCAAACTTTTTGTAAATATAGCGTTGCTATATATGATGCGATTATTTTTGATATGCTACAAATCATTGTACCGTCATCAAACTTTATATACCGACCGTTCGCATTACTGCCACTCTCCTTAATATGTCTACCTGACAATTCCGCCACGTGAGCGTCAAATACAATTTGAGATACCGCACCTTTAACGCCGATAAAGCCGCATAATTCTGATTCTCTCATATCTGTGATATTTGGTTCTGTGATAGATGTTACCGCCTTTGCTATGTATATATCAGCTAATACTAAATCAAATTGCTCATTTGTTCTTAATATCGTTGGTGCTACAGGCGTTAATGCGGGAGTTCCTTTTATTACTACAGTTTTTATACTTCGCTCAAACTTGTCGTATCTCAAAACAATTCTATCTATTCTATTTAATTCAGCATCTGCCATATCTAGATTAATTATCTCTTCTTCTTCGTCAAGTAAGTAATGCCCAAATATCATTGCACCACCAGGCATCATTTTAACTTGCATATTTTCATTAGGTACTATTTTAAAGTTGTCTGCGTTGTCTGCCTTTAAACCTGTTGTTATGCCTACATCAAATGCCTGCGACAAATCCGTCGCTAAATACTTCCTATCTCCGTTTATGGAGTTAAAAAAGCCAAATCTTTTAGCCATTTAATCATCTCCTTTTCAATTTATCTAAAACAGTTGGTATTTTGTTCCCTAAAACGGGTACTATTTCGATTTTCCCGTTCTCGTAAATTTCTGTAATCTCTGTGATTCTTGTATCAACTGCCACGTTCCAGTTTTTATCTAAAACTGTTACGGTATCGCCTAAATTGTAGTCTTGCTTGTATACGTAATTATTTGTGATGATTTTACCTTCAAATGTCTGTAGTTCTTTATATTCGCTTAGTTTTTCATTTCCACGTTGAGCGAGTAGATTTATATACTCTATATCTGTCATCACTACGTTATCAACTTCTTTTTGCAAGTCTCTAGCATCTACAAAGAGTTCTCGTCTATTAAGTCCGATGTATTGATTTTCTACCTCTACAACCGTTCTTTCAGCTCCTTCTCCCTCCCCTGCTACGATAGCAGTTGTTCTAAGGTCGTTGTCGCTATCTGTATACTCTTGCTCGTATAAATTGTCGTAATCTCTACTGAATACCACAGGGGAGTTAACACTTTGGTTAATACTTCTGTCTAAACCTTTAAACGTTTCAAAATAGTGTTTCTGAGCGTTTAAATCTGTTCTAATATAAAAACCTACGCCACTTGTCAAACTTAGCTTTGTAAGTTCTTCTAACAAGTCTCCGTAAGTGTTCTGATAGTCTGTTTTTTCTGTATGTCCTTTTAATGCACCTAGTAAAACAGGTAATTTGCGAGCATCAACAGTAGTTATGCAATTTTTATCTACCATGCCACGCATTATCGACTCAACTAGTTTGTTTTGGTGATTTTCTGTTGTTCTTAGAATTCTTCTGCCTAAAACAGACGTGTAAAACCTTCCGACTAACTTTAGTTGCTCCTCGCCCGCTTGATTTATGGAAAGGTTTCTGTACTCTATAATACCTACTTCTTTACTACCTTTTTTCCAAATAAGATTCCCACGTACAAGGGTCTTGATATTATGTTCCGTAACAGGGCAATGCAGTTCAAAAGTTCCGCACTCGTGGTATTTTCTAACCCACTGCAGGGAGGTAAATTTGTCTATCTCGTCAATGTAATTTAGATTTACATCAAATACGCTTATATTCATGTCACACACCCAGATACTTCGAGGTATATAAAATTCTGCACTCAAGATTGTTAATACCTTCTTGGGCATCATACTTGATTAGGTTAACGCCAGGCTGTAGCTGTAGCCACTCGCTATTTAAAAAATCGTAGTATTGTTGTGCTTTGGCTCCGTTTAGATAGACGTTCTTATCTCCGTAGCCTGTGGTGATTATTAGTTCGTCCCCTGCTCGCAACGTGCCTTTAATCTGTATCTTGTCGTATGTTAAAATGTTTTGTATGAAAGGATTTACAACATCACCATCTGCCTTAAAAATAACCCTTATTGGAGTTTCTGCATCGCCTACGTTGTCTATCTCTATAATCTGCCTTAGTTCTCTGTATCCAAATGTTTTTGCCTGTCCTAAGCCAAATTCGGATGCAAATTCTTCAAATCCGATACTTCCTTCTTCTGTTCCCAGCCAGTGATTAGGTGATTGCTCTGTTGAAAATCCTTCTTCGGTAAATTCTAGGTTTTCTATCCATGTTACAAGGTCTATTGAGTCTTGTTCTAGGTCTTGCCAGTATGGGTCGGGGCATAACAAATCTATTTTAAACTCTTGCATACGATATTCTTCATTAACCTTTTGGAATCTTGGCGCAACTTCAACATGGCAATCTATTTTCTTTTTAACCTCTCCATATTCATATGTGAGAGTTCCTTTTGATTTAGGAGTAAATATCTTTAGTAATACGTTTCTGTGCCTAGCAACTTCTGTTTTGCTATAACCCTTGATACCACCATTTAAAGTTAGTGGTCTAGGTTGTAAATTCGATCCCGTAACACTTACACCATCTTGCCCAATTCCACTTGTTTGATAAATATTGTTTTCTAATCCGTCAGCACCTTCTAGGCTTATAAAAAAATAAGGGAAAGAGTAGGTCATTTCTACACTTTCGCCTATTTCGTTCGTATATGTTATTTTTTCATGTCTTTTCATTTTTACCACCCCAACGCTAGATCTCTCTGAGATTTTTTAATCTGTCTTGCTAGTTCAGATGGGCTTGGTTGCGGATTATAAACATTTATTACTGTATCGCCTATACCGCCAACTTGGCGCATTGCATCAGCCATTAGATTCGGTAGTTTGCTTAATGGCATAATGGCTTCTCCGCCCGTTCTCGGCTCTGCAAAGCCTTGTAATCCTGCCATTGTGGGTAAAACTGTAGGTCTGTTGAAAATTCCGCCTTCTGCATTCCACGCAATGTCTAATTTTGGTATGCTCCCTTTTAATAAGTCGCCTATTTTCCAACCTGGTGGGCTTACACTGAACTTTGGAATTGATAGTTTTGGCCATTTAAAATTAAAATTAAAGAAGCCTTTGATTTTGTCTATTGCGCCTTTAACTGCATCTTTGGCGGCGTTTATTTTGTCAGAAATATTATTTTTAATTTCGCTAAATTTAGAACTAACAACACTAGCCAATTCCCCAACCTTTGCCTTTACTGTGTCCCAATTTTTATAGAGCAGGACTCCTATTGCTATGATTGCAGCTATAGCCAGTATAGCTAGTCCTATAGGGCTTGTTAGAAATGCTATTGCTGCACCAAGTGCGCTTGTTACTCCGGTTGCTATCCCAGCCACAATATTCCATGCACCAGTTGCTACTGTCATTGCACCAGTTGCTACAGTGCTTGCACCTTTTACAACTGCGTCCTTTATGTATAAAGCATTTAAAGCTGTGGTCTGCGCTATGTCTTTAATTTTTGCTAATTTTAACATGCCAAGCGCTGTTGTCATTGCGCCTATACCTATGCTCACTTTCCCTATTATTGCCAATAAAGGACCTAAGGCAGCTACCATAAGCCCAATTTTGACTATGTTTTCTTGTTGTTCTGGAGATAACTCTTTAAATTTACCAACCAACTCTTTTAATTTTTCTATAAGTGGCATTAGCATAGGCATTAATATCTCGCCTAAATCACCAGCTATGTTTTTCAATTCAGTACCGAGTGTTCTTAAACTTCCAGATGCGCCATCCGCTTCTCTAGCTGCTTGACCTTGTGCATCTGCTGTTTGCTCCATAATTAAAGCTAATGTGGCCGCTTGTTTTGCAGATAAATCCATTTGACCTTTGCCGCTATATAGACCCATCTCTAGCGCCTTAGTCTTTATGGTTGCATCGTTCACACCCATACCGTAGTTATCTAACATTGCCGTATTGCCTTTTAACGCTCCTGTGAGTGCCTGTACAGCACTTTCTGTAGTTCCTCCAAACATTGCGGTTAAATCACCTGCAAGTTGCACTAATATTTGAGATTGTTTAGCTGCTTCTTGTTCTGACAATCCACCGATATTTTGTAGCATTGCACCCATAGTGTTTGCATAAGTCAGAGCTTCACTTTCTGCTATTCCATAATACCCTTCTAAGCTATCCGCCCATGTTTTTACCTCGTTTGCCGCACTTTTAAATATTTGGTCACTCGCACCCATTGCGTCTTCTAGGTCTGCTGCAAATTTAAAAGCTGCCACACCAGCGCCAGCAATCGGCAAAGTTACTTTTTGAGTTAAAGAAGTGCCTACATCTTTTAATTTAGCGCCAACATCTTTTAACTTAGTGCCTAGTTTTTCAAGACTTATACCTAGTTGAGACTGTGCGTTTTTAGTTTGTTTTAATTGATTCTCGTAGTTCTTTAACTTTGATTCGGTTTCTATGATTTCCCTTTGAAATGCCCTATATTGTTCTTCGCCTATATCTCCTTTTTCAAATTGCGCTTGGACTTGTTTTTCCGCTTCTTTCAATCTGTCTAATTTATCTTTTGTGGTTGATATTTGATCGCCTAGCAATTTTTGTTTTTGCGCTAATAGAGTAGTGTTCCCGGGATTGAATTTAAGTGCATTATTAACTTCTCTTAGTTCTTTAGCTGTACTAGTAGCCTGTCTATTTACATCAGATAGAGCCTTGTCTAAGCCTTTAGTTTCAGCACCAATTTCTATTTTAATACCTTTAATATTTTTACTCGCCATCTTCTCACCTGCCTTTAACCCATAAATTTTTCAATGTCGGATTGAGTGGCTTGCCTTGTTCCATTTTCTTTACCTACAAACTTTTCTACGAAAGTTAAATAATCATCTAAAGAAAAAAGGTTAAGCTCATCAAAGCCTAACCCCATTCGTTTTGCAGTAACTAAAATTCCGATTTCTGTATCATCGTTATCTATGTTTTTATTAGCTTTGTTTTGGAGTCTGCTCTCCGCCACGAAAAAATCCTTTTCTAGCTTCTTCGAGAATTGCCATAGACATATCCGTATCTTCGAAGTCAACAAATTCTAAGCCATTTAACCATTGCTCAAATGTAACTAATTGGCCTGTTTTAGATGTTTTTATCATAGCCCACGCCATTTGTAAGATTAATATACCATCAAACTTTGTAGGGTCGCTTTCTAGCCCATCAAACTCCATTAAGTCACTCAGTAAGTCTTTTCGGAATTCTTTCTTATAAAAGTAAAGAGTCATAGGGCTTGCAATTAAATTAAAGTCTTGTCCGCCTATCTTAACCCGTCTCATATTTAAGCACCTGCACTTATAACAGCGTCAGGAACTATAACTTGTTCAAAGAACGCATCATAAACAGCTTGATTGGTTTCGTTTAGTTCTAAACCACCCTTAGTAACCATTTTATCTCCAATTTCAGTAGGCGTTACTGTAATGGTTAAGGTTTGAGTGTTAGGCTCCGATGTCTCTGTTTTAGTGCCATGTTCCTGTGTTGGTCTGCTTGATTTGCAGCTATAATAGACATATCTTTTGTTTTTTTCGTTCCCCTTTACTTCGAAAAGTAAAGCATACTCTTTTTGTATACCGTCAGCAACCTCAACTACCATTCCGTTTGTATCAACTTCCCACCCTAGCATTTCAACCAAAACCGTATCTGGAATTAAAGCCATTTCTAAATCGCCTGCATAACCATTGTTGCTCGCCATCGAGAAATAAGCTATATTATCAGCGTAGAAAGTACTTGTATCTCCCTCCGCACTTAAACTAAGATTAACCGCCCCTGGTATTGCGATTGGCGGTTTATATCCGACTTCGTCTTTAAATGCTACATGGACTTTTTCGAGTCCGAACATTACTTTGTTTGACATTTTATTACCTCCTAAATTAACTTAATTTCGTATAATACTTCAAATAGATTTTCGGTTTCTAAGTACAGTTCTGTTTTTAAATAAGGGATTGATAAGGATTTAAACTTGTCCTCAATTAATTTCTCGCTTGCCAAATCTTTTTTTGTTGTGTAGAGTTCAACTTGAAAGTTACTGATAGATTTATAGTTTTGATTATCAGCTATTAAGTCGCTAGAGTAAGAAAATAGATAAACGATATAAGGTGGTGTTTGTGGTGTTGAAAAGTGGTGGTAGGCAAGTGGCAAACCCAAACTATTTAATTCTTTATATAATTCTGCTTGTGTCATTTACTTGCCCCCATTCCTGATTGCTTTCTCGACTGCTTCTTCTACTCGCTTATTGACCTTTTCTTCCACTGGCCTAATATGCACTTTACCCTCTACCCTGCCGCCACCACTCTTGGCGTGACCGTGTTCGAGTAAATGAGTAAGTCCAGGTTTTTTACTGTTATAAATTACATAACCATCTCGTTCTTTTCGCTTTGACCAACCTTTAGCGTAATCTCCACTTTTCTTAGGGCTTGCAGCCTTTAGTTCTTTCACTGCATCAGTGGCAATTTCTTTGATTTCTTCCTCAATCGCTTCGGCAACGTCTGAGGTGTATTCTTTTAAGGCTATAGCGATTTCTTTGCCTAAATCCTCTGCATTTATGATGCTAGACATTAGCCCTCACCTCACAGTAAAGCTCTATCATTTCGTTTTTGGCAGGGTACACTCTGTAAATGGTATAAACTTTGCCTTCGTAACGGAGTGAGTTTTCTTCGTTATAGTCAAAAGTCCTCACTTTAAACATCAAAGAAGGTTTAATATCTTTAAGTCCTGCATTAAAAAACTCTGTTCTAGCTATACCATTTTTCTCTGCAAATACTTCGTTATAAGTCTCTGTTTTAACCTCATTGCCTATTTCATCTTTCGTAACAACAGTGCTGATTAATTCGACAACATCTCTAAACATCTTGCACCGCCTTATAATTACCAGACAGAGCCATTGCTGTTTTCAAACTCTCATAAGCTCGACTAAACTTGTCAGCATTATCGTCATATCCAAAATTAGCTTTGCAATATAAAATAATCGCTTGCGAGGTGAGTGGTTCGTTTTCTTCAACAACTTGAATACCTGCAATGTTTAAATCTATCTTGCAAGCGCTGATTAAACCTATAATCTCGTCGTCGTAAGCTATATTTTTGACCCTTAGTGCTTGTTTAACATTACTTAATATCACTTAATCACCTACTTTTTTCTTAATAGGCTTCCTTTTATTCTCCTCAATGACTTCTACCAAAAAACCATGATAGGTGGAGTTTAGCTCCTCCACCCTCTTAGCTGTTGCTTCAAATTCTTCACCAATTTTACGAAGTTTTTTAGCTTTTAAGTCATTGAATAACATCAATGATCTTACTTTCATTTAGTCCTCCTTATGCTGCTGGTGTATTTCTGATAAGTGCAAATGCTTTAGTATCTAACACAGCACCATCAACGATTGTGTAAGCTGCATAGTCTACAGTTCTAGCTTTAACGTGTTCTTCTGTTGCTACACTCATAGGCTCGTTAGTGTTGAAAATGTATCCAGCGCTTGGATTTCCGATAATAATTGAATCGGCTGTTACACCTGCGTCAGCCTTTACAACCATTCCAAACATTCTACCCACTCCACCACTTGTCACATCAGGAATAAATAATGGTCTACCCTGTCCATCTACTAAATTTGCAAGTTTAGTCCAAATTGTAGAGTTACTTGCGTAAATTGCACTGCCTGATAAATAAGAAGAATGGATTTTACTGATTGCAAGCGTGAAGTCTTCATAAGCTAATGGATCTGCTGTTGTAGCTTCAGGATCATATGACACAACTTGCGGAGTTTGAGATTCTGCCAATAATGCAGTTTCGATTCCTTGTGGTTCAGGCTTAAATGTATCTGACTCGCCCGGCTTACCTTTACCAACTGCGATTGATTTGCCTAATGTTACACCGACTCTTTCGCCTAACTCATTAATCATAAATGGAATAAAATCTTCTGTTGCCATAGAACGTAATTTCCATGTTACAGTGATTGCCTTTGCTAATTCGCAACCAGTTAATGAGATTTCGCCAAATACGTTTTCTTCATCGGCAGTTGCAGTTGCTTCATCATAGAAAGCAGCATCACCAGCACTAATGCCGGTATGTTTTTTCATTGTTAAAGTTCCGCTTACATTGAATTTCTTAACATCTGTAAGTAATGGATACATTTCTTCGGCACGTTTCCAAATACCAGCCACAACCGTTTCTGGAATTAACACTGCTGTGTTGCCTGTGGAGTGAGTGTAAGCATTGCTAAACTCTGTATTTACCTTGTCAAATAAGTCTTGTTCTTTTGATTCTAATGATTTACCTTGCATAACCTTAGCCCATGCGTTTTCATACTGTTTCTTTTCGTCTACAACTTTGTTTTCAATGATATTTTCCACCACTATTACCTCCCCAGGGTTAATTGATTTGTTTTCTAAACTTGTTACCTTTGCATTGTCTTTTAAAGCGTTTAAATTAGCATTTGCTAGTTTAATTTCTTCCCATTGATTATCTAAAGTTTTAACTTCTTCCATCTTTGCGTTTGATTCTTCAATATTTCCTTCAGTAATCAAACCTTCAATCTCTGACATTAAAGCGTTTCTCATTTCTAAGTATTTTTCTTTATTCATTTGTTGCTCCTTTCAGTTTCAAATAATTTAGCTTAGCTTGTGCAACTTTTACAGCATTTTCATTTTGTAGCTTATTTCTCATTTTGTTAATAACTTCATTCGGTAACAATCCAGAATAACCTGTGCTTGCTACAAGTTGGATTTGATTTTCAAACATAACTTCATCAATTAAGCCATATTCTTTGGCTTTGTCTGCTGTCATCCATGTTTCTTTATCCATCATTGCTAATAATTCTTCTTGGCTCATGCCGCTTTTGAGTCTGTAAGAGTTTGCTATTGTTTCATTAGCGTTTTTAAGTATCTCAGCAGTATGTTCCATATCTCGATAATCGCCTGAAGCTCTTGAAGAAACGTTATGAATCATCATTTGCGCTGTAGGAGACATCACAACCTTTTTACCAGCCATTGCAATTACACTTGCAGCACTTGCAGCTAAACCAACAATCTTTACTGTGACATTGCCTTGATACGATCTTAATGCTGTGTAGATTTCTGACCCAGCAAATACACTTCCACCGCCTGAGTTGATTTCCACTTCCAACTCATCACCATTTGCTTCTTCTATTGCCTTGTTAACTGATTTAGGACTTGTATTTTCAATGCCAAACCAATCATAAATCCATGATTCATCACTAGATACAATAGGGCCTTTTACATCTACCTTTTTAGCCATTTAATCACCTCCTTTCTATTCAGTAGTGGGTCTAGTGTCTAATCGCCTTATCGGAGTATCGCCACCGTCAATAGGTGCAAAAGATAAAATGCTTCTTACTTCGTTAGGGGTCATGATTCCCCTGTCTACATACTGAACAAGATTTAACTTCGTCTGCATACTTGCAAACGACAAGTTGGAACTCTCGAATAGTATTTTGTTTCCAAATCCTCGTTCCCTTCTAGAGAATAACTTTCTAGTGTACTCTCCACTTAACTGAACAATCACAGGTTCGATTGATGCTTCATAATATGAAATCCATTTATTTTCGTCATATTTCCCCTGGACAATATCTTCGTTAGTATTAAAAAATGAATAGATCCTTTGAACGGTTCTATCCATTTGAGCGGCGTTTGGTACATAATCTTTAGGGTCAACTTGAACTGCATCCATTTTTGCGTCTGTTGCAGCTGCGCCACCAGTTTCTGACGTTTCGATATTTAAAAAGCTATCAACAAAATCTTTAGTATGCTTCTTAATATCCTCAGGTCTAAGTGTTTGATTAAATTTAAGTAGCCACTTAATAATATTTGAGTTCTTAATTGCCTTTACAATGCCCTGATCGGTTGTGGTTACAATCTCCATTAATGGAGTTAAAGCAGGTGCTGGAGAATCTCCAAATATTTCATTTGTATTAAAGTCTTTCCTTAGGTGGATAATGTCTGTATATCTAAAATTAACTGTTTTACCAGTTCTTAGCGTAAACTTTAGAAATAATTCTCCACTATCGTTTTGCAAGGCTTCGGCATTTACCGCTGTTATGGGATAAATCTCTAAAGGATACCCATTTTCATCTCTGTTAATGTAAGCAAAAGCATTGTTATTAAGTTCTAACTGTACCGCTAGTTTCTCTTGTAACATTTGTCCTGTCATATATGGATTAGGTTCTTCAAGAAGAAATCTCATGTAAGCATCAGGATTGACTTTGATTCCGTTTTGGTCACTTCGTATGTGTTTGGCTATCGTTTTACCGATTGCTTGCACTTTAGGTCTTATTGCAGCCCTCACAATGTCTGACTGATACAGATTTCCATTATAAGAGTAGTAACCGCCACCATTATCAGTTATTAGTTTGTAAGACGATACGGACACCGCCTTATTTCTAAATCTGTCTAATATCCCCAATATCTCACCTCCTTATATTAGATTCATGTATTCTTCATAGTGCCTTTCTAGCGTTATATAAGCGTCTAGTAAGCTCGCCGCACCGTCAATACGTCTCGTAGCTTTACTAGTTTTAACTAGCGATATATTATTATTTTTATCTATGTCTATTGCTGCGTTTGATAGATTCCATTTAAGTATTGGGTTGTTATTATAATTAACTTCTTTAGATTTTAAAGCGGCTTCAAAATTATACATCGGACTAGAAAATGTTTTCTTGCCTTGTATAACTGGCTCGGTTGATTCTTTTCCAAAGTTAGATTTTAATTCATCTATGATGTACTGGCTATTCCATGAGTCGTAGCCAATTTTATATATATAAATGTCTAGTTCGTTTTGAACTTCCAAAAACCAATTAGTAACATCTTTATAATTAATCTTATTTCCTTCACTGACCCTTAAAAGCCCTTGATCGTGCCACAAATCATAAGGAATTTTATCTCGCTTAGCACGTTCTTCTAATAATTCACCAGGCAACCAATACATTTGCTTGACATAAAGTGTAATATCGTTAGGCACTTTAAATATGATAGTTGCACAAGTTAAGTCAGTAGTGTTTGATAGGTCTAAACCACCGATACAATAACGCGGTTTTAGTTTTTTTAAGTCGAACGTATCCGTATTGTTTAAAATATCAAAACTTAACCACGATTCGCTAGAAGTCTCCCTTATATTGAACTCTTTACATACAAGGTTTTTAACCAATTTTTCATTTGACTTTGCTCTTTCTACTTTTTCAGCTAGTGTCTTTTCGTTTTTGATAGTTCCTAGTCCTGGATTAGCCTTTCGCCAACATTTAGGGTCTGTCCATTCTTTTCGGTTATCTAGTTCGTAGATAAAAGCAATAAACCTTTCATCCCTGTAACCGTTAGGGTCAAAATAACCATTGATAACTCGTTCGGCTTCTTCGTATTTTTCATCATACAAATCCTCACGAATAGTTCCAGCGGTTGAGGTTATAAAAATAAGCGGTTGTTCTCTAGCGGTTACACCATCAGCAATAATGTCATATAAGGCTTTTCCGTTCTTCCATTGATGAATTTCATCCATTAGTCCAGCGTGAACGTTTAAACCATCTAGTGTGTCAACGTCACTTGCTAATGGTTTGAACACCCCATCATTAAAGCTACTTTCCATTTCCCCCACCTTCGGTTTGATTCTTTTTCTTAAAGTAGGTGATTTGTTTACCATTCGCTTAGATTCTAACCATATGATTTTCGACTGGTCCTTTTTAGTGGCGCACGCATATATCTCAGGCCCAGGCTCGCCATCTCCTATCATCAAGTAAAGACCTACAGCAGATGCAATTAATGATTTACCATTTTTCTTGCCTATGATTAAGACGGCTTCTCTGTACTTTCGATTGCCTTCTATATCTATAAAACCAAATATAGCAGCAAGCATAGCCTTTTCCCATAATTCAAGTATTACAGGCTTTCCGCCCATCTTGCCTTTTGAGTGTCTACAGAAATTTTCTATAAACTCGATGATATGGTTAGCTCGTTTTGAAGAATAAAAAAACTCACTATCGTTATTAGTGAGGTCATGTGCTAATTTTTTATATGTTTTGTATATTTTCTTGCTAGTTACTTCTTTACCACTCTCTATGAGTTCCCAATATTCAAGTATTGGATTGTAACTTAAAGGATATTTAATCATCTCTACCACTCACAAAATTATCAAACCCATCACCCTTAGTTTCTGGATCGTATTTTGGTACTAGATCAGATAATTGTTTTATTATTTTCTGATAGTTAGCGTTCATCGTATTGTACAACCTTATTACCGGTCTTTCTCTTTCATAAGGAGCCGTCTTTTCTGATTGGGTGAACATTTCAATAAACCCGTTCTCGTCAATATCTCTTTCCCAATCTTCAAGAGTCACCAGCATATAAGCAGCTCTATTGATAAGCCCATCAATGATTGCTTTGTTATCTTCGTCTATATTTTTATATATTTGTCTAAGTCTAAGTTCTTCTTTTTTAATTCGAACATCTTTAGTTATCTCTTTCTTTCTCGCCATATAAATCACCTCTTTTCAGGTAGGAGGGTCATGCGTTCCCCTGCGTATTATACAAACC